CGCATTTCAGCTTCAGTAAATCCACCTACATGAACAACTGCTACACCACCAATAAACTTGGCTAAACGTTCTTGCAATTTTTCTTTTTCATATGGTGAAGTTGATTTTTCGATTTGGTTTTGAAGTTCCAAAATATGAGCCTCAATTTTGTCAGTATCGCCTTTACCGTCAACAATAGTGGTCTCGTCTTTACCTACAGTAACTACTCTAGCTTGACCAAACCAATCCCAACTGAACTTATCAAGTTTCATACCTTTTTCAGTACTGAATACTTGACCACCAGTCATAATAGCAATGTCTTCAAGAATTAGTTTACGACGATCTCCAAAATCAGGAGCTTTAACAGCTACTACTTTCAAAATACCTCTTGCTTTGTTTACAATCAAAGTAGCAAGCGCTTCACCATCAATATCTTCAGCAATCAATACCAAAGGTTTGTTTTGGTTTGAAACTGCTTCCAAAATAGGCAACAACTCTTTTACAGTGTTGAATTTTTTATCAGCAATCAAAATCAAACAATCATGTAAACTAGTACTCATTGAGTTGTTATCCGTAACAAAATATGGTGATTTATAACCTCTGTCGAACTGCATACCTTCTACTGTTTCAAGATATGTTTCACCGTTTTTGGATTCTTCAATGAACACAACACCTTCACGACCTACTTTTTGCATCGCAGTAGCAATCAATTCACCTACTTCAGGATCATTATTTGCTGAAATTGTGGCGATTTGTTTAAGTTGATCTTCAGATGAAATATCTTCTTTAATTCCAGTACGAATAAATTCAACTAGTTCTTTAACTGTTTTATCAATACTACGTTTGATTTCTACAGCATTAGCTCCATTATTCAAATGAGCCAAACCTTGTTTAACCATTTCCTGAGCCAACAAAGTAGATGTTGTAGTACCATCTCCAGCATGATCAGCAGTTTTAATGGCTGCTTGTTTAACCATTTGTACTCCCAATTCTTCGATTGGATCTTCCAAAGTAATTGATTTAGCTACTGTTACTCCATCTTTTGTTGATTGAGGAATGCCTTGATTAGCAATTACTACGTTACGTCCGTTAGGACCAAGTGTTGCTGTAACAGCGTCTGCTAGTTTATCTACACCAGCTGATAGTTTTTTACGTGCTTCTGGACCGAATTCTATAACTTTACTCATATTTTTTAATTAGTTTCTGTTTCTTGATTTTCATCGATTAGTCGACCAAGACATTGGTTCTCTGGCCCTATCCAATATTCTTCACCTTCATGCTCTAGTTTGCTAAAGCCCATAGTAGGAAGAATAATAGTGTCTCCAACACTAAGTATAGTTTCAATGTAATGACCTGTTACTGAATAGTAACCATCACCTACTGCTACTACTTTACCTAGTTTATTTTTTTCATTTCCTAGATCAGGAACAATAATACCACCATATGAGGTTTCTTCTGACTCAAGGGGTTTTACGATAACAGCATTATAAAGTGCTTCAAGTCGTTGTTGTGTATTTTTTGTTATTTCCATATGTTATTAATATAATTAAATTATTTTATATTTCCAAATATATCCACCACTACTTTTAGTCCTTCCAGAAAGAACAGCAGATACTCCACTATATAATTTTAAAGCCTCATTTACACCTGGGTAGGTGTGTAGTAAAACTCCATCTAAAGAATATTTTTCTACGGGTTTACGCAACCCTTTTTTTATTTTTCCTTTATTAGCTTTACTTATTTTTTTATTACGTTCTTCATTAAACACTCTACCTTTATTAGATTCACGGATTTTTTGTTTAGTTTGTTCACTTGTAACTCTACCTTTTCGTGATTTACTTAAATTATTTATATGTTCTTCACTTTGTTTTCTTCCTAACATAGATAAAGATTGTTTTTGTTTAGAGTCTTTGGTCTTATACTCAGGACCACCACCCCCTTTTTTTTGAACATTTAACACATCAAAACCCCAAGATATAAATTGTTGTATCCAATATGTTTCTAAAGGCTCCCATTCTTTTCTGTTTAAAGAATTTACTTCATCTATATAAGTATATTCTATTTGATCCCCATAAGTTTTTTTATGGGGTTTTTCTCTAGAATTTATTGTTTTACCTATATAAACCCAATTTGGATTATTATAACAATTAGTCACTAGGTAAATTTTTGTTATTCCAGTAACGTTGTTTTGATTTTTCATCTTGTTTTTCTTTATTTTTCCAGTAATAATCATAGGCACGTTGTTTTTTAACAGCTAACTTTTCATTTTCAGTTAAATATTTTTTAAGACGTCCCATTATTGATTATACATATTAAAGAGAGAATAAAGATTGATTAAATATTGAAAACGTCACATAAACGTCATATTCATATTCCTATATTTAATAATTGATCAATATCTCGTTGCATTTGTTTATAAGTTTCTAAATACTCACTAATTGAGTCATATGATTTTCTATCATTAACTTTTTTACGAGCAATTGCTTTTAAACAATTTTTGAAATCACTATAATGTCCTAATGTTTTAATATACTCTTTTCCTGGTTTGTTATCTTCAGTGTATTTAACATCTGGAATAACATTTTGGTAAACAGTATAACAATGTGAATCTCTTCCTATAAAATAGGGTTCAATTTTAGGGTCCTTAATAAGTGTAATTGATGATTCTTCTTTTTCTTTAGTCATAACGATAATATATGAATTTTTTATTGATTTTCCAAACTTAAATCGGATTGTTCTATTTGTTTGGTTGGCTCATCTTCAACAATTTGAGCTTCATCTACAATTCTACAGAAATAAAGTAACCCATCTCTTCTAAAGACATTAGTACATTTAATAAATGATTTAAAATCATCTACATTTACTCCTTTACTTTCGAGAATTTTACGTTCAACGGTGTATAGATCATCACCTACCTTAATTAATTCAAAAACCATAATTTGTAATAAATATATTATTTTAAAACTTGTTCCATTTATTATTAGAATCTAATATAAAACTTCCCACACATTCATAACTCCATTCGTTTGGATTAATCATTGATAAAAATATGTTACCATCTCTACCAACATACAAATGATATTTTTGTCCTATAACTGGTTCAAAATTGAATTTAGCATTATAAACTAATTCATTCCATTTATATTCTTCTACTAATTTTTTATATTCTTCTTTTAGTTCATTGAACTTAGTTTCAAGTTGGTGATTTACTTTAATAGAATTTATAGCTTTCCAAGCTGTATTGTCTTCAACCCTAATAGCGGGAGCACCTACATTGTCACCATAAGGTAATAATGCTTTATTTTCAGCGAAACTATCTGGTTTTTTCATTGAAGTTCTTTAGCTACTAAATAATATTCACTCTTAGTCTTTCCATTATCAAAAAACAATCTCATTACACCCTCTAAATTTATTTGCATAATTCCTTTAGAAACGTCTTTATTACAATACATAATTTCTTTAATTAAATTGGAATTATAATGGGCTTTAAAATTATCAGGTAAATTATTAGTTGTAATATCTGGAACGTAGAATGAAACTTTATTTGAGTGTTCAATGTTTCCTCCAAACAACATTTCCAATTGTAATTCACTATCAGCGTTTATAAATGGTTTGAATACAACAGTATCAGTATCCGCGAGTGCTGATTTTGCTCGTACTATAGCGTTTATACTTTCGTTATCTAACGATGCTTCAATATTGTATTGGCCATCACCAATGTATTCTCCTGCTTTAGGAATAATCATAGTATCAGCTAAAGCATAATTTAGAGTAAACTGATTATCAGCTACAATAAGTTTTGTAATTACTTTATTTTGTTTAATATACTCTAAAGTCAAATAACCGCTTGTAATAGCTAGCAATTTATTTAGTTGAGTAGTATCGCTAATACCAACAATTGAATCTTCTAACTCAAACCCTTCATAAGTTACGACTCCAACCATTGATCTGTCTGGGGAAGTGAATTTGATAATTAAATTGTTATCTTTGATTTCCCACCTAACGGATTCATTCATTCCGTTAAGATGGTATTTTGAAATAATTGAAACTAAATCTAGTTTTTGAATCATAACATGAATATAAAAAAGAAAGCTTGGTTTCCCAAGCTTTAATTTATAAGTTTTTTATTTATTTTAATTTAACAACCATATAATAGTCAGGATCAAGTTCTTCTAAACTAGGATAAGCTTTTTCATATTTCTCAGGCCAAATACCACCACCCTTTTCCATTTTTATTTCACTGTATTTAGATGGATTTTTTCTAATCATACCACGAACTAAACTAGTTACTTTATTTGGATCAATACCAGTATCATCTGATAAGTAATCTATGTTAATTCCTACTAAATCATTTTTTTCATCAAGTTTAAAAGAGTATGATTCAAGGGTTGTATCAAATATATTTTCTATATCCTTTTTAAGTGGATGGTTTTCGGGGATATTTTGTAACTCGTTTTCATTTAAAATTTCCATCATCTTTCTAGCTTGACCTTCGGTGATGATGTTAGCCAATTGGTTCATTCTTATAATGTCTTTCATTTTATTAATATGTTATAAATATACAAAAGAAAAGTTAGACTTCCAAACAGGTTTTTAAAATTTAAAAAACTTATTTATGTTTTGGTTAAGTACTACAGCTCCCCACCCTAAATCATTATACAAACCTTCTAGTTTATTTTTCATAACACTATCAAAAATACTATCTCTATCAATGTATTTTTCTATAAACTCTATTAGTTCAGGAGGATCATTATACCCATTAAAACCAATAACATCTATTCTATATGGATTGTCTTTTAAAGATGCTATAAACATTTTATCACCTATTTGGAATGTAGGATATTTTTTATCTAAACCTTTAAATCTTAATAAGTCATTATATATTATAGCAGCTTTTGTATTAATGGGACATTTTTTCTCTAGTTTAGAAAATATTTCACCTGACCTAGGAGAAGAAGCTATATATTCTTTTATTTTCTTCAATCCAGTAGGTTTTAGTAGTTTTTTCCAATCAATTTCATTTAGTGATTTTCTAAAATCTAGAATGAATTTATCTATTTCTGGTTTAGGAGTATCAAATAGTATCTTTTTAATTAGTCCTTCACCAAACCTTCTAAAATGTTCTGGAAAGTTAGATTTCATTATGTCTAGACCTTTTATATCAAAAGCATCTTTATGATCTGATGGGATAGGTACTCCTTCTTTATTAACAATTAACATAGCATATCTTCTTTTACCTGACCAATATGCTTTTTTAACAATTACTTCTTGTTTTAGTTCAAAGTAATGTTTTTTATTAATGTTGAATAACCTTCTAGAAATAACATCTAGATTTTTATTAGCTTTAATTTGTAAGTCTTGAGCTAGCTCTGTTAGTTTTTGTATTTTTTCTTCTTCATCAAATATATTAGGATAGTTTTTCTTAAGCAAATCAACTAGTTCAATATAAGCTGAGTCAGTATCACTTGCTATAACAAATTCTTTTCTTCCATTATTAACTTGTTTTTCAAGAACACCATTTATGAAAACAATACTTTCTTTAGTTAATCTTTGTCCACTATTAGTAATACTGGCTGAACATATTTTATGACCATCTGTATACCTCCATCCATTAATAGCATAAGTACCGTAAAGTGCGTTTTGTAAAATTTTAAAAGCTAATTGGTACAGATCATATAATTTATAGTTTTCCCAATCCTCAATTTTACCTGCTTTCTTTTTTAGGGCTCGGTAATGTTCTCTTTTTTCAAACCAATCTTCTAAAACCTCACAAGCTATGCTTTTAATATTGTTTTTATAAAAAGCACCACTAGCGGATATACTCCAGTTTTCTTGTTCTATTATTGAAATCAGATCACCAATTTTTATATTAGCTTTTTTAAGAGTATAAGTTTTTGAATCTAGTTTTTCTATTTGAACTACTTCGTCTGGGTTTCTTTCTTTTAATTTTTCTAATGAATTTGATTGTTCGTAATTATTCTTAGTAAAAATTCTACCCATCAATGTTTCAACTCCTAAATTAAGTGATTTAATAATTGATGGATACAAACTTGTAAAGTCAGAATCACTAACGTAAGAATATAAACCTGGTTTAGGATCTAATAAATAACCTCCAGCATATCCTTCTTTTTTTCTTATGGTTTTTAAACTACGTTCTTTTGAATTACCTGATTTAGTTTGAATAAATGCTCTTTGAGTTGCTTCATCAATATGAATTATTATTCCATCAACTGTTGGAGTTCCTCTTTGATGTATTACCTCATCTCCAATATTTAGTTCCTTAATAGATTTGTTTGTGGTAGTAGGTTTATTTGGGGAAATAATATTTTTTCTTTTCAAATAAGTTAAAATAGCTCCCTCATTCAAAACAGTATTGTAATAAATAGATTCATAGGGAACGTGACATAAATGACATATCAAAATAGTTAATTTGATAAACTGTAATTTATCTTCTAATTTTTCAATTATCTCTACATCTCGTAAGTTATATTCAATAAATTTATAAGGGTCTTCTGCAAATAATTTATCCAAAGAACCATTATATTCTATTTTACCTAACCCAGCATATTTTAAACCTATGTCACCTAATTTATATGAAGGTTCTTCCTTCATAATATATTTTTTAATAAGTAACATGTAATCTAAACTACTTACTCCACCAATGGTAATAGGAGAATAAGAATTATATATATTATCATTTATTTTTTGTATAGGAGATAAATAAAGAGCTATTTCCTCACCTAATACTTTTTTAAGTCTAAAGTAAATATATGGAATATCAAAAAAATCACCATTGTATGAAATAATAATAGTAGGATCAATTTCAATCCAAGTATCTAAGAACTTTGATAATAATTGTTTTTCTGAGTTACATGAAATTATTATTTTATTATCTTGATTTAAATCCTGAATTTTTCCTTCTGGATCTAGTATCCAGCAGTATTTCTTTTTAGAATTATCGTCTGTTAGAGCAATTGATGTAATTTTAGCATTAGCCTCTCTAATTGTTTGAGGTGTTAGAGATCCTAATATTTCAATCTCAATGTCTAAATAAACAATGTTATGTGAGGTAGGGGCACTATCTTCTTTATAGTAAAGATCCCTTAATACAGCTAATTCTTTTTGTAAATCTTTTTCTAAAATAGTAGGATCGTTCCATTCCCATTTACCAGTTACTCTAGAACATCTGTCTCCAAATAATGTTTTATATTCACCATCAGGATTTAATTTGTAAACAGGTTGATAATATTTGAATTGTTGCCAACCTTTAACACTGTCACGTAAATAACATGTTCCCTTGTCTTCTCCAGAATATGAATAATATATAGATTGATACATTCAACTTAAATATAATAAAAAAGGCTTGGTTTCCCAAGCCTTAATCTATTAATTTTTATTATTTTTTACATATTATATGCAATACCATAAACTGGTTTACCTGCTATAATTAATTTGAAGTTTTCAGCATCTCCATATACATCTTTAACTTTCTTTGGATTGAATGAAAAATCTAATCCACCTTCACCTAAACCTGCTATTTCTTCATCCTCATTTCCATCAGCATCACCACCTATTTCTATTTCATATTCGCTCATCATTTCCATATCATCTTCATCCCAGTCATATTTTTTAGCTAGTTTGCTTAAAAGTTCCTGTTTGTTTGATTTAAGAAAAGATAAAATATCTGTATCTTCTACCTCATTTAAATTAGATTCTTCTAAATTAAACTTTAACATTCCTTTATCATCAACATGAGCTAACCCTTTATCAACTAAAGAATCAATAAAATAACTCCAACCTTTACTACCAGTATTTAAACCTTTATTATATATTTTATAAAGTGTTTCTTGATCTTTATTTGCTACTGCTTTTTCAACCATAGCTATTAAATTATCAAACTTCTTTTTAGTAATTGGATTTAAATTACTAGGAGTTTCTATTTCATTTAAACCAGATTGATGCATATCCATATAAGTTTTTAAATGAGATATCATTTCATCTAAAGTATTAAATGTTTTTAATTTTTGTCCATACTTATCCTCTATGTGATATTCATTTAAATTTGATTTAGGTTGATAAGATACATAATATAAAGGACTATCTGAAAAAGGAATTGAAAATTTATAATAATAATTTCCTGAGTCTGGTCCTTCTTTAAAACCTGATGAAATTAATGTGTCAATTGTTTCATTTTCATTTAAGCGGGACTGACTAGTGATTTTGTTTTCTACTAACCACTTACTAGAGTCAAAGTTATCTGCTTTTTTCATATTTATTAATATGTTATAAATATACGAAAAGGATTCTAGATTGCCAAATTTTACTTTCCTGATGAACCAAATCCACCATCTCCTCTACCTTGTTGTGATTTAATGCTTTCAAACATTTCTTCACTCACTTCTACGATTTCATAATCGGGTTTAGGAATAACAGCTATTTGAGCATAACGTTCACCTTTTTCAATAGTTACATCTTCATTACCAACATTGTAAACTTTTACCCCTAGTGGTCCTGTATACCCAGCATCAACTGTTCCGTAATGTGGAATCAAACTGTGTTTAAAACCTTTACTTGAACGTAATTGAATTTGCATCCAATATTTTTCAGAGTCAGGTATTACTAGTCTTAGTCCGTTTGGAACAACTGCTGATGAATTAGCAGGAATTACTGTTGTTTCAGTGCTAGTAATGTCAAAACAAGCACTTGTTGACCCGTATGCTACTTCTGGTATGATAGCATCTGGGTGTTCTTTATAAGCATAAATTTTTACCATAATAATAATTTAATAAATTTTATTTATATTTCCAAATATAACCACCTGAAGATTTTTGTCTCCCTTTACATGTTCCTATTATACCCATTTCTGATTTGTATTTAAAATGATCTCTGGCTTCATTTATACTATCCCACTCTTTGATAAAATTACCTTTTAAATCATATTGTAAAATAGGTTTTTTATGGGGATTAGCATTTTTCATTCTTTGTATTGTTGTAAAAGATGTAGACCTTTTTTTAGCTATACCCATTTCATCTATATTTATTTTATCATATGTTGGATTATTTTGTACAACTAAATGACATAAATATATTAGACCATTATCATTAATATCTGATTTTAAGTGGTTAATAGCTTTATGAATCCATCTAATATTATTTTTCTCGTATCCTTTAGAACTATCAATTCTATCTAAAGAGGCTGTGTTTAAATGGTAATTATAAGATATTGTAGCATTTACAATATTAATATCTACTCCTGTTAAAGCACATTTTTTATTTTGTTTTAAAAATAGATCCCATAAATAATCTATATCTAAGTCAAAATTTAAACCTCTTTTAATAGCATTTGATTGTATTTTTTTAAAAAAAGTAATACAAATTTTTTCTGATGATTTTTTTCTAGCCATAATTTTACATTCTATGTGGTTATAAATATACACATAGAAATCAAAAATTAACCCATTTTAATCATTTCTAATACTTCTATTTTAGCTGTTTTGGTATGATCAGCAAAAACACCACTTACTTCACTTGTCATCATGGATGCTCCTTGGTGCTTAACTCCACGACATGATACACAATTATGTGTTGCCTTAACCATAACCATTACCCCAACATTACCTTCACAAATTTTATTAATAGCATTATGTATAGCTACGGTAAGTTGTTCTTGAATAGCTCCTCTGCGACCAAAATGTTCTACAATGCGGTTCAATTTAGATAAACCTACTACTCTTCCTTCAGGTCCAGGTATATAAGCAATATGGACTACTCCCATAATTGTTTGGTGATGGTGAGAACATTGACTCACTAATGGTATGTCTTTTTCAAGTACAATCCCCTTGTAACCATCACTTGGAAATGATGTAATATCACTCATAGAATCATATCTACCTTTCCACAAATCAAAAACATATGCTTTAGCTACTCGACGAGGAGTATCTGATGAATTGGGATCATTTCTCCAATCACATCCTAGAGCATCTAAAAATTTACCATATGCTTCAGCTGCTTCATCTACCATTTTCCATTTTTCATCTTCTGTCAATGGAAAACCAAGCGCAACACCGTTTGCGTATCCTTGTTTTACAACTTCTAAATCTAATTTAAATATTTTATCCTTCATAACTTACTGTAATATATTAATCTTCAGGTAAATAACCAAGTATATGTGGGAGATTTCTTTTAGTTCCATCAACCGCATCTAAACCATAACCTATTAACCAATGTTCATCTTTCAATTTAAATCCATAAATTAGGTCAGGATTGTTTGAATATTGTTTTTTAAACAAAGTAACTGGAGTAATTGATTTAGGATTATTGTAGTTTAAATGTTTGATTAAACGGTTCATAGTATTTCCTGAATCGTAAATATCATCTACTAAATAAACGTCTTTGTTTTCAATATCAATGTTAATTGATTTTAAAATTCGTATCTCACCCTGTGATGTTCCTTCGTAGGATTTGGCTTGTATAAAGTCTATATGGCAATTTCCTACCTGTTTAACTAAATCTGTAAAAAACATGAAGGCCCCATTTAACACACAAATAAAAACAGGGGGTTCATCATGTTCTATTTGACTTATTTGTGTTGATATTTGTTTAACTTTTTCTTGTATTTCTTTTTCTGTAAATAAAACTTGTTGATTTGTCATGAAAGTATTTTCTTTAAAACTTTTTTAATTTCGTATGCACCTTCAAAATGATGTACTCCGTTTTCATCTTCTATTATTAATGCTGGAATGTACTCAATATCATATTGTTCGGTTAACAAGGTGTCTTCGTATGTGTTAACTATTTTTAGGTTTAGTGGTTCTTTTACTTCATCTATTAGAGGTTGAATACTTCTACATACCCCACATCCTTGACCGTAAAAATAAGTAATGGTTGATTTCATTATTATAAATATTATAATTTTGATTCAGGAATTTTATATTGATCTTTAACTGTTTGTGAAATATGGATTGGAACTCCTTCATCATCCACCCTTACAAAGGTCATATTTGTTTCTAAAAGCACAACTTCATCTCCTCTAAACACATTGTATGCTCTAGCTTCAACTTTAAAAGTAGCTGATGTATTTCCTATTTTAGCTACTTCGGCATATATTTTAACTAGATTTTTTTCTTTGGCTGGTTTTTTAAAAACACATTTATCTATTGCTATAGTAATCATGTTTTGGCTTCTACATTTTTCCATAGCATAAGCGGCAACCGCGGCATCTAACCAGCTAAGTAATTTACCGCCGAATAGATTGCCATGGAAGCCTAGATCCAGTTTTTTGACGGGGTGGGTTGATAGTAAGTCCATTATTTTATAATGTTAATTTCGCTTTCTGTTTCAATTACAACTCTAGCACCACAACTTAATAATGGTTTAGTGTCACATCCTGAACCAGCATAAATAATTTTGCTTGGTCCTAAAATCTCTACTTCGTTACAGTAGGTATTTTTTTTACCTTGTTTAATTGTGATAACTGGTAAATCAGTTCCTTTACTTTTATTGGAACGGATATGGTGTTGATTGACATGAATGCGAGTTTTCATTAAACAGCTCTTTTAGTGTCGTAAGCAATAATATGATCTCTACCAGTCCAATTATAACCCATTTTAGCTGCCATTTCGATTGATAAAGGATACATATGAATTAATGTTTCTCTAGTATCACCTGCTGGCATTAACCAAGTTTTGTTTTTAGGGATATTCATTTCAACTCTAAAATCTTCAATTTCTTGAATGTTTTCTTCAGTTCCATCCCATACTGGTTTATAATGGTAGTCTGTATGATAATCAATCATTTGTCTCATTGCGTCTTTATTCAAACGTAATTTGTTGTGTTGATCAATCATCTTTTGATCTACTAGTTTACCCATTGGTGTAGCAATATCAATTTTAGGAACACTATTTTTGAATTTAGGACTCAAACTAATTAATCCAATTGGATAATCAGTTTCTACAAAATGACTACCTTCAGTTTCAATTGTAATAGTG